GATAACATGGCACATATCGTAGCAAATCTCCCACCAGTAAAATGTTTTGTTCGCAGAGAGTTTCTTTATGACTTTGAGAAAGGTCATGGGGAACTTGAACCCTGCTGGTGGATCTCGATAAAGTCTCAACGCAGTCAGGCATTCCGTATTGAATCGTACTTGAATCAATATGGTGCGTTATATGATAAACTTCCCTTACATGCTTACTGCTGGAAACCGATTGAGGGCGATCCTTATCCACTAGACTTTTTGCAATTATGGAACAGCATGTCTTATGATATCACTGTAATTAAAAAAGCAATGATAGCAAACATGAGATGTAAAATTAAGATGAAAGATGGTTCATGGTTAGAAGGTGAATATCTTTTTACTGTGGATTCTTCTCATCCAGATTTTAACATCCTTGATTGTGGACACAGTGAAGACGTTGAGGATCATAAGTCCTTTAACTTTATCAAGTGCGACAATGGACAATTTGCAGCACAGCCAAACAATCGTGTTGTTATTTTAGAACCAGCAAGTAATCCTAAAGAAATGAAGATACCAGATTTTAATGTTGCCACTACTAGATGGAATGTTGAGATGGATCCAAAGTGGGATTACGGACTGCCAGAAAACAAATGGAGAATGAACGAATGAAAACAATAGCAGCAATATTCATTGCATTCTACGCAACACTATCACTTGCTAACCCAATTGATGACCACTGCCCACAACATGTTTACTATGGTGCACCACAGATAACACAAGAAGGTAACAATCAATACATCTGTCGTATTGGTTATGCTCTTAACTACAGCTATCAAACCAAGACTGTTATCTTTGTTGTTGAACATATTAAAAAGCAAAACTTAGTTGGTGGTAACAAACGCAAGGATGACTTTAGAGAAGATCCTACAGTGCCACAACAATTTCGTTCTACGCTGAAAGACTATCAAGGATCTGGATACGATCGTGGGCATGTGGCACCAGCTGCAAACTTCCCATACTCGCCTCAAGCCATGAGTGAATCTTTCTACCTAACCAATATGATACCTCAAGATCCAGGTAACAATCGTGGCATCTGGAAGTATGTTGAAGAATACACTCGTTTCTGGGCAGATGCTTATGGCGAAGTTTATGTAGTGTCTGGTGTTATCAATACACCAAATGCAAAACGTATGGGCAATAACGTAATCGTTCCTGACTATGTATGGAAGATTGTTATTGACCCAACTAAGAATCGTGCGATCACTTTCTTGTTTCCTAACCAAAAATTAGATCCAAAGGAACTTGATAAGTATGTGACCACAATTGCTGAAATAGAAAAACTAACTGGCATAAATATCTCTCCCAAATTACCTGCCGATCTGCAGGGACTTGAGAATATTCGTGCAAATTTAAAGGACTGGTAATATGCTAAAGAAAGTTACATCCAATTTACAGGATGATCGTACGTATTTTAAACCCTTCAACTATCCATGGGCATACGATGCATGGTTGAAGCATGAACAATCGCACTGGCTTCACACTGAAGTGCCAATGCTTGAAGATGTTAAAGACTGGAAGAAGAAACTAAGTAAAGAAGAAAAACAATTCCTTACACACATCTTTCGTTTCTTCACTCAAGGAGACATTGATGTTGCTGGTGGTTATGTTCGTAACTACTTACCATACTTCCCCCAACCAGAAGTACGTATGATGCTCATGGGCTTTGCTGCACGTGAAGCCCTGCATGTGGCTGCATACTCGCACCTGATTGAAACACTTGGTCTACCAGAAACTACTTACAATGAGTTTGGTGAGTATCAAGAGATGCGTGACAAGCATGACTACGTAATGGATCTGTCTTCAAAAAATGGCACAAAGGAATCAACAGCCACTCACATTGCTGTGTTCTCTGCTTTCACTGAAGGTATGCAATTGTTCTCCTCATTCATTATGCTACTAAACTTTCCTCGCATGGGTAAGATGAAAGGTATGGGACAAATTGTTACATGGTCTATTGTTGATGAAACAATGCATGCTGAGTCGATGATTAAGTTGTTCCGTACTTACATCGAAGAGAATCGTGAGATCTGGAATGATGAATTAAAAGGTAAGATCTATACCATTGCTGAGAAGATGGTAGAACTGGAAGACAAGTTTATTGATCTGGCATTCTCCATGGGTGCGATGGAAGGACTTAGTTCCGAAGAAGTCAAAAAGTATATTCGTTACATTGCCGATCGTCGTCTCATTAGTCTTGGACTAAAGGGTATCTTTAAAGTTAAACGCAATCCACTACCATGGGTAGAGGAAATGATCAATGCTCCTGGGCATGCCAACTTCTTCGAAAACCGAGCAACAGATTATGCCAAAGGTGCGTTGTCTGGTGATTGGGGCGATGTTTGGGCAAAGGCTGCATAATGTTAGAAACTATTTGCGAAACAATGGTAGATGCTTACAAGCGCAACTGGATCACCAGTCGTGATGGTAATGTAAGTATTCGCCACCATGATCGCGACCACTTTTACATAACACCAAGTGGTGTGCGTAAACAAACAATGCAACCAGATCAGTTTAAAAAGATTGGAATTGAAAAGGGATATTGGGATCAACCACCTAGACCATACCATGCGATTAAAGAATTAGACTATACTGAAATTAGTAAAAATCTAAAGCCCAGTGGAGAACTACCCCTACACTTTGGCTTACAAAAAGAAATGGGACAGCATAGTGGTGAGGTTCGTGTAGTTATGCACTTTCATCCAACTTACTGTATTGCTGCTATGCATGCTGGTATTGATCTATCTACCATCAGTAATGAGTTTCCAGAACTTAATCGTTATACCAAAGTTGCACCAAACGTAGGTGATGTAGCACCAATCTCTCAAGAATTAGCCGATCGTTGCCATGAGAATTTAAAACTAGACAAGCATGGCAACATTCAGTATGACATTGTAGGGATCAAAGGTCATGGTGTAGTTGCTATTGATACCAGCCCATGGCGAGCGTTCGAACACATAGAAAGACTAGAACATATATGCAAAATTGTACTAGCATCAGGAGTTAAAAATGTCAACTAGATTTTTTGAGTGTACTGAATGTCAGGCACGAGGAAAGATCACCCTTAAAGGAGATGATCATCGACTAGAGGACATCGTTTACTGTCCTGTCTGTTCTGCCGATATATACGAAGAAGAGGACTTAGACGAGGACGAATAAATAGATCTACATGTGGATCTATAAAAATATAATCGTTGAAGAGTTGCCTGACTGTGTTGGCTTTGTTTATCTAATCACGAACAAAGCCAGCGGTCGTATGTACGTAGGTAAGAAATTAGCCAAGTTTTCAAAGACCACTTACAAGATGGTCAAGCTGAAAAATGGAACCAAGAAGAAAAAGAAAATCCGATCAAAGATTGACTCTGATTGGATTGAATACTATGGTTCAAGCATTGAATTAAGTAAAGACGTTGAAACGCTTGGTAAGGAGAATTTTGATAGAGAAATTCTATTCTATTGCAAATCAAAGGCTGAGTGTTCATACATAGAAGCCAGAGAACAATTCGGGAGGAAAGTATTAGAATCAGACGACTACTACAATGGGCAGATTTCTGTCCGAGTCCATGGTTCTCATATAAAGAATAAATTATGACACAACCAAAACAAGATGGTTTAACAATCCTGCTATTCGTATCAGCAATAGCATTATCAGCCACGTCTGCTTTCTATGCAGTTAGTGGTTTAGTAGCAATCTTTGCAGCAGCAGTTATACCTATCATTGTGATGGGTTCTATGCTGGAAGTATCAAAACTCGTAGTGGCCAGTTGGCTGTATCGTAATTGGAAGTATACATCAGTGTTACTTCGCAGTTACTTCTGCGTTGCTCTAACAGTTTTAATGCTACTAACTTCCATGGGGATCTTTGGATACCTTAGCAAAGCCCATTTGGATCAGGCTGTGCCAACTGGAGATGTAGCAAGTAAGGTTGCCCTTTTAGACGAAAAGATTAAAACGGAAAAAGACAATGTCAGCGCAGCAAGAAAAGCATTGCAACAAATGGATGCTCAGGTGGATCAAACGATCGCAAGAACGACGGATGACAGGGGCGCAGAAAGATCTGTGCAGATTAGACGTGGACAGCAAAAGGAGCGCACCGCACTACTTGCTGAAATTGGATCTGCTCAAACCCGAATCGCCAGATTGAATGAAGAACGAGCACCTGTTGCTTCAGAACTACGTAAAGTAGAAGCTGAGGTTGGTCCAATTAAGTATATCGCAGCATTGATATACGGAGATAATCCAGACCAAAATGTGTTAGAAAAGGCAGTACGTATCGTTATTATAATGATTGTTATCGTCTTTGATCCAATGGCAGTTCTTATGCTAATTGCCGTAAACCAAACTCTTTCCAGAAAGGAAGAAAATGACCCAACTACAATCCCCGAGCAAGAAGCCAGCGAACCCAAAGACAACTTCGCCAAGGAAACCGAAGACGAGCCCATCACAGTCTCAAACTACGCAAGCCAAACCCCAGCCTACCAAGGGAGTACGGAAGTCTCCAGCGAGACCACGCCAGAGCCAGAAACCACAGCAGAACCAGATCCCACAGAATCAAACCCCTTTGATGGAAAAGACCTCAACAGTGGAAGTGCCAGTGGAGACCTTGTTGCCAGTGGAAACACCAAAATTGAACCCAATCCAGAATCTGTGGAATTGGTTGAAACAATCTATCAAAAAATAAACACTATTAATGCCAGTGATGTAAAGGAAATCTTGGAAAGACCAACTGCTGGAAGACCTGATCGTTATAAATAAATTTATACATTATGCCGAATAACCTAATAATAATAAAATATGGCACAGGAAGACTCACGCACAAAACCACTTTCTCGTTCAGAAAGGGAAGCATTAGTTAAAGATAAAGCAGGATGGGTAATTACTGTCCTTGCTGCTCTGCTGGCAGTTAATACACTGCTAAGTGGATCAAACTCAAGTAAAATTCTTAATAACACTATTGAGGCAAATAATACTTGGGCATTTTATCAGGCAAAATCCATTAAGCAAACTCTTGCTGAAATGGCTTTGGATGACACAAAAGATCCAAAGAAAGCTGAAACTCTTAAAGCGAAAATCGATCGTTATGAATCCGAACCAGCAACTGGCGAGGGTAAAAAAGAGTTAATGGCAAAGGCACGTAACTTAGAACTTGAACGTGCTGATGCCAGACAACGCAGTCCATACTACACATACGCTGGTAGTATCTTCCAAATCTCTATCGTATTATTGACCGCAGCTATACTTGCAGTAAGCATGCCGCTATTTTGGGGCAGTATAGTAGTTGGCGGATTCGGTGCATTGTTAATGTCACAAGCAATCTGGCTAATACTATAGGGATATAAAATGTCCCATGTGTTTAGGGGGAAGTAGTGGATCCTATCACTATTGGACTTGCGTTTGCAGCCGCACAATCAGCAGTTGGTCACATTAAGCAGGCAATTGCACTTGGAAAAGACATCAATAGTCTTGCGGGACAGTTCAGCAAATTTTTCGAATCATCAGATGCCATTCATCGTGAACGATCAAAGGTAAAAGCCAAAGCCAGCAGACTCGGTAAGACTGATGCAGAACTTGGCCATGAGGCACTTCAAATCGCCATGCACAGCGATGCTCTACGTCAGGCAGAGCGTGATCTTAAAGATATGATTCTTTGGCAGTTGGGTAAACCACAAATTTGGGAACAGATGATTGCCGAGCGCAATCGGTTGTTTAAGGAACGTGCAGAAGCAGAACATGAAGAAGCAAAGCGTGTAATAGCGCATAAGAAAAAGATGGCAGATCAGTTTATATTTGCCATGTATTTTATTGCAGGATCTGTTATTTTATTTGCGATGACCATGGGTGGTATTGCAATATATGGTGCGATGGAAGAAAAACGAATCTATGAAGAAAAAGTTGCCAAGAGACTCTTAGTTATCCGTCAGCAACAAAAAGAACGTGATGCAAAAGAACGTGAAGCACGAGACAAGGCTATACAATAGCTGAAGGATAAAATATGTACTTTAACATAGTCATTACAACAAATGATCTAATATTCTTTTTATGCATGATACCATTTTTAATGGTATTTGGCGTTATGTTCAAAGATTGGTATAATGACAAAGATAGATATTAAGACACTATGTTTGAATGGATCATAGTTTTAGCACTGGCACAAGAGCCTGTTAAAAAATGGCCAGAGTGGGAGTGCGTCCGATGGACATGGTCAGGGGATGTTTATAATCGTCGAGTAGTTTGTTTAGAGTGGAGAAAGAGGGAGAACAGATGGATCCCCTAACACTCTTTGCTTTAGCCAATGGAGCAGTCTCTGCAATCAAGGCTGGGTGTAAATTATACAAAGATATCAAAGGTGCAGCTGGAGATATACGGGATGTGCTCAAGGATCTGGATGAGCAGTTCCATGGTATGTATGAGGCAAAGGGAAAGAAACCTCCACCTGCTGCAATCAAACAACTTAATGAAGAAAAGTCTAGAATAAAAGATTTAAACAAGAAAGACACTGGTGACATTTATTTTGAACTTGGTCAACATCTTGGTGCTTTTTTTGACAATCAAGCAAAGTGTATAGCAGTATTTGAAGCAGAAGAAAAACAATCCTATCAACTATATACTGGTGATGATTCTGTAGGGAAACGTGCTCTGCAAAGAGTACTGATGCAAAAGAAACTTGAGCAGATGGAAGTTGAGTTGCGTGAGGTAATGATATATCAAAGCCCACCTGAGTTGGGTGCGCTATGGACAGAAGTGCTAAAGCAGTCTAAGATAATAAATGCAAGACAGTCTGAAGCACTCAAGCGCAATATTCAGATACAAATGCAGCATGATAGAGAACATGCCAAACTGGTTAAAAATTTAAAAACATTTGGTAAATGGTTTGGTATCTTTATGAGTGTGATTTTCCTTACCATGATTATACTGTGGTTTGTAGTACAAGATAGGATAGAAAAGTACCCACACCTAGGAACTGATTTTGTTCCTAAAACTGAAAAGCAAAGAAGAATGGAAGAACAACCTAAAGAATATATTGGACGCTAAATATGAGTATGAGAACACTAGGATTATTACTGTGCACTTTTTCACTGAATGTATATGCTCAGACATTTACATACAACTATCCAATAACCTGTGGTCCAGTCATACCAATAATAGAATTTCTTTCTAAAACTCAAAAAGAAGAATTGACATGGACTGGCTTGGATATAGCAGATGGTTCCGTATATTCTTTGTGGCAAGACGTAGAGGGTAACTGGACACTACTAAAAAAGAGCAGAGAACTTGCTTGCATTATAGGTGCTGGTACAAAACCAAAGATCATATAATTTTAAAGGAGACTTAAATGTTAGATACACTATTTTGGATAGCACTTGGTGCATTTGTTGGTTGGAATTTTCCACAACCATTCTGGGCTAAGATTATTCAAGAAAAAATTCAAACAATGCTTGCGAAAAAATAATGGCTTACTCGGATAAAGTGCTTGATCACTATGAAAATCCCAGGAATGTCGGATCTTTTGATAAGAGTGATTCTAGTATTGGTACTGGTATGGTTGGTGCACCAGCATGTGGCGACGTAATGAAATTACAAATAAAGGTGAATAATGGGATTATTACCGATGCAAAATTTAAAACTTATGGATGCGGTTCTGCTATTGCAAGTTCATCCTTGGTTACCGAGTGGGTCAAGGGTAAGACGCTACACGAAGCAGGAACAATTAAGAATTCTCAGATTGCGCAAGAACTGGCACTCCCTCCAGTCAAGATCCATTGCTCGATCCTTGCTGAAGATGCGATTAAAGCAGCGATTAACGATTACCAACTAAAGTGTGCATGCGTATGATTACCGTAACAGAATCAGCAAAAAAACAACTTGATGAAATCCTAATGGATGATGTATCAATGAAATACGTAAGAGCATTTATCTCTGGCGGTGGATGCTCTGGGTTCAATTATGGGTTTACACTTGAAGCAGATAAAGAAGAAGATGACTTTGTTATTGAAAACCTTGTAGTTGACGCCATGAGTATGCAGTACTTTGATAATGCTACGATTGATTATACAACAGACAAACTCAAAGGATCGCAGTTTGTTATATCAAACCCAAATGCAAAATCAACATGCGGTTGTGGGAGTTCGTTTAGTGTATGAAATATCGCACGATATTTATAAGTGATGTTCACTTAGGTACTCGTGATTGTCAGGCAAATAAGTTAAATAATTTTCTCAAACACAATACATGCGACACACTATATTTGGTTGGAGATATTATTGATGCATGGAAAATTCAGCAGAACAAGTGGCGTTGGAAACAAAGTCATACTAACGTAGTTCGTAGAATCCTTGGTCATGCCAAACGTGGCACAAGGGTTGTATACGTTGCAGGCAATCATGATGAATTCCTAAGACCAATGATCCCTTACGGATTTTCTTTTGGTTTAATTGAAATACAAAATCAAACAGAACATATTGGTGTAGATGGCAAACGCTATCTAGTTACACACGGAGACTTGTTTGATGGTATTGCACGATTAGCACCATGGATAGCATTTTTAGGAGATAAAGCATATGATGTCATCCTTTCTATCAATAGTAAGTACAATTGGCTACGTCATCGTATGGGTTTTGGTTACTTTAGCATTAGCAAGTTTCTTAAGCACCGAGTTAAAAAAGCTATAGACTTTATGTTTCAGTTTGAAAAGAATCTTGCAGGCTATTGCAAGAAACGTGGGTTTGATGGTGTCATATGCGGACACATTCATCATGCAGAGATTAAACAAATTGATGGCGTAACGTATATGAATGATGGTGACTGGGTAGAAAGTTGTACTGCACTGGTCGAGCACTATGATGGACGTTGGGAAATAATTACATGGACTAAGGAAAAAGATGATGTTGTTACAGGATAAAATTACAATTGTTGTTCCATGCAAGAACGAAGAAGATTACATCTCGTATTTGTTGGAACATTTAAAAGAACAAAACATTGGCAGCACAAGAATCATTATTGCTGATTGTTCTACTGATAACACTAGGCAGATTATTGAAGAAAACAAAGGTGACCTGAATGTTGAAGTTATCCAAGGTGGTCCAGTTTCTGTTGCCAAGAACAATGGCGCTAAACTGGTAACAACTCCATATATCTTATTCATTGATAGTGATGTTAGATTTTTCTCTGAAGCAACCATATCAGATTCTGTCAATGAAATAGAAACAAACAATCTAGATCTTGTTGGGTTGTACGTTAAATGCTACGACAATAACAAAATAGCACAGCTTGGCTTTATGCTTTTTAATTTCATAAACAAAATTATGAAACGTAAAGTTCCATTTGCTGTTGGTGCGTATATGCTTACTCGCAAAGACAAGTTTGAAGAGTATGGTGGCTTTTCCGAAAAGTATGGCACAAGTGAAGATTTCTTTTTGTCAAAGATGTATGACCCAAAGAAGTTTAAACTTGTCAAACACTACTTTGGTCAAGACAGTCGCAGGTTTCAAAAGATGGGTTACTTTGGCATGGCATGGTACTTGATTAAAAACTTTTGGAACAGAAACAACGAAAAGTACTGGGACAAGATAGACTACTCCAAGTACTGGAAGTAAGATGAAACGTCTTGCGTTGTTCATGCGGCATCCAGAATGTTCTGAGGACTGCGCTTATGCAATGGTGCATGCTCTTTCCTCTGA